GAAAGTATCACTTAAAATGGCAGATACAGACATATGTGTTGGCTCCCCAACTAAAAAACACATGTTTAACCCCCCACTAGGCTGTTTCTACGATGTTGCAAGCCCACAAGCACCATATGCTATAGCTAGTTGCAAATATTGCGGCTATCAGCGGCGTATTTACCCTAGTGATTCAACGAATATCCAACCTAATTCGGTTGATTATTCATTAAACATCGACTTTATAATGAGGACTAAATAGCATGAAACAAATAGCAATAGTGGTAGATGACTATAAACTAACCATGTTTAGAGAAGAATTAATGGCAAAAGGCTTTAGTTATAGTGTACACTCTTTTACACAAGATACATCATCACTTAAAATAAGCGTAGAAGAGTCACAAGTAACAGTGGTACATGATTTGTGTAAAAAGATACAGAAGCATTTTGCCGATCTCAATAAAGGTGGCGTAAACTAATGGATGAACTTAAAGTTTTAGTTATCACAGACCCTATGGTATCAGTACCAATAGAAGTATATGAAGCTATTGAACAGTTAAATCTTATAAAAGAACGTAAAATTTTAGCAAAGAGATTTGATGAGGCTTTCGGTATCCCCAAGAAGTATCTTGGGTCTTCGTCATCCTGTCACGCAACTAAAACCCAAAAAAGGTTTTAATTGTATGCCACGTTCAGGCAAGGAGAAGAAAGCAGGTTGGGAAGAACTCCCATCAACCGCTAATGAAATGGTTAGCTCTATAGCGGAGCGTTTAAAGTTTCGTATAGATAGAGAACGCTACGAAAAGCACCCAGATCAGTACTTAGAATTATTCGGGCATGTTCCGTGGTCTAAACAGAAAGAAATTATACAGTCTGTAAGAGATAACCCTATCACTTTAGTAAGGTCTTGTAACGATGTAGGTAAAACCCATGTTGTAGGACAAATTTTTTGGTGGTGGATGGATATTTATAGACCCAACGGAACTAACACTAAAACTAAAGTTATAACGAGTGCTAAATCTTTTGACTCACTTAAATTTATGCTTTGGACTCGCATACGTGAGATGTATAGGCACGTTGCTCCCAGATTTGGTCATGCACAAATAAATCTTACAGATTACCAGCCTGATCCTACAGGATTTCCAGAATGGTTTGGTGTGGGTTATAATCCACGCATTGAAGGGGAAGAAGCTACAGCATTTCAAGGTCATCATGGGGAACACGTTTTATTTATACTTGAAGAAGCTATAACAATGTCACCTGCTATCTTTAAAGCTATAGAAGGTAGTATGCTTGATGAGGGTTCAAGATTGCTAGTCGTGTACAACCCGACTACCACTCTTGGAAGCGAAGTATACCAAATGGAGCGAGATAAAATTGGAAACCTTATAACTATATCTTGTGAAGATTTATGGAACAGCCCAGAGTGGAAGGAAGATAAAACACGTTACAACCAACTCGTAAGTAGAGAAGGTGCGGCTAGACTTATAAAGAAGTATGGCAGGAATCACCCAGTATGTAAAGCTAGGCTTTTTGGAGAGTGGGCTGAACAGGATGACGAAGCGGCTATAAATAAGTCAGCACTTAAAAAAGCTTTTGAGAGATATAAAGACCCACTATGTAATCATGGTGTAGTTTATAAAATTTTTTACGGCTGGGATATTGCAGGGGATGGTGTAGATGATAATGTTTTATATAGAATACTTTTAGCCGACTTTGAGGACTTCTATAAACACCCAGAAAAGCACGAAGATGACACTGATAAAAAGATGATGTTATACTGTGAGAAAATAGACTCTTGGCAAGGGTCACATGCAGATAGTTTACAGAGAGTCTATAAAAAGGTTCACGAAGATGTAAGAGAGTACAAAGAATACAACGATGAGTTTTTTGATGACTATGATTTAGACGATGAAATGGAACGACCAGAAGTTACGGCTGTTATGGTTCCAGATGCAGTAGGAGAAGGTAGTCATGTTTATAGTTTATTTGAAGCTTGGGATGTAGATAATAATGTACTTGAAGTTTTACCTTTTAAGGGTGGTGAAAAAGCAGAGCGAGTAGAGGAACGTGTAGAGGTTGCTATAATAAATAAAGTTTCCGAAGCTTGGTACAGATTTGGTTTAACTTTAATAGAAATTGTACCTGAGTTTCCACAATTAGTTATGGAGTATAACCAAGTTTTAGAAGAAGAATTAACGATGCGTAAATACGCTTTTGTTATGTCTAAAAAAGAGCCTATGGTGTATCAAGTAGAGCCTAAAAAAGAGTTTAAAAAACGCAATAGAGGCAAGTCACCCGATCATGCAGACTCTATAATAATGGGAGTTTTTGGTTATTTCTACGAAAATGCCCATATGCCCCGCATAGGAAGCATCTAGCTTCCTTTGTGGTGACTAAGTGGCTTTAATTGTTAGTTAACAAGTGTTTATCTAAAATCAAGCACTTTATGGAAAGAGAGCAAAAATAATGAGTTTTATCCTTATATTGTGGTTGGTATCATACTTGGTGGTCGGGTTGATCTCCACGTATTTCACTCTAACAGTACCAAAAGACAAGGTGACTGATGAGAGTAGTAAGTTCTTTAAATTCGTTTACTGGCATGGCGTATTTTTCGCTGTGCTATTTGTGTCTGTGGCATTAATAACTTTAGTAGTGGAACTGTATGACTTTATTAGACCAATTACTTGACCCCATTAGAGAAGCACATGGTATCGAAACCAAGAACCTTCAAGACTTAAAAAACTATTCAACAGTAGACTCATTTGGTGGGGCAGGAGTCCCAGCTAACTACGATACACAAAACTACGAAGAGACTTATGAAACTGTGAGTTATGTGTATAGAGCAGTAAGTGCTATTACAGATGCTATAATTCAACTACCTATAGAAGTACAAAAACAAGTTAAAGATGACTGGGTAAATGTAACCATTAATGAGTATGCTGTTTTAGCTCATTATAATGACTTTATGACCAGTGAACAATTCTGGGAAAGAACTATAATTAGCCTTGAGTTAACTGGTGAAAGTTTTTGGCTAATTAAGCGTAATGCTATGGGCATGATAACAGACCTTTTCCCAGTACCTTCAGCATACATGGTTGTGCATCCTAAAAATGATTTTCAAGTAGATTATTATACATTTAATTCCCCACATGGTACAACTGTAGATTTAAGAGAAGAAGATGTATTCTTTATAAAGTTTCCAAGCCCAACTAACGGAGTCAGGGGGTTATCCCCTTTATCTGCCGCTAAAGCTGACATCGTTTTAGATCAGTCAGCAGTTGTAAGTTCCCAAAGGCAATTCCAACAGGGTTTTAGACCAAGTGGAGTTTTCTCTACAGAACAAAATATGTCTAAGGCAGTTTGGGAAAGACTACTTAGCTATCTCCAAAAAGAATATGCTGGTTCTATAAATACTGGTAAGGCATTGATGCTTACAGATGGTTTAAAGTGGGAGCAGTTAAGTTTAAGTAATGAAGAACTTCAATATCTAGGGCAAAGGCAGTGGTCGAAGTCTGTAGTAGGTCAAGTTTTTGGTGTAACCCCAGTAATGATGATGGACTTTAAAGAAGCTTCAGTATTGGCTAATGCAGATGTACAAGTAAAACTGTTTTGGGAAAATACTATAAAACCTTTAACGGTTAGACTTGAATCTATATTTACTACTTTCTTACTTCCCCAGATTTCTAAGAAAAAAGGCTTACGCTTTAAATGGGACTTTAGTAAGATTTCTGTTATACAGCCTGATAAAAATAAGCTCGTAGAACGCATGGAGCGCGGTTTCAAAACGGCTGGTGTCACTCCTAACCAAATGTCAGAGGCATTAGGCTTAGAGAAGAGTTTAGACCCCCTTATGGATATGCATTATATACCCGCTAACATGGTTCCACTGGAAAAAGCGGGACAAACGCTTAACCCCACTACTGAAGATGATCCTGATAAAGAAGACGAAGACGAAAAGACCCCAGAAGAAGTAGAAGAAGATAAGTATATAACATCTTTAGTCATGAAGGGCAACAAGTGCATGGGTATAGACATAGATGAAAACTCTATGGACTTTACAATGCAGAAGTTTAATCTTCGTATAAAGAGAGCAGAAGCTTTCGCCATTATAAACACTAATGAAATTAAAGTAGCACATAAGTTCCAACCTATACTTCTTAAAATGCTTAACCAACAACGTGACGAAGTTTTAGCTAATTTAAACGCCGACAAGGGTATGACCCTACAAGGTTATTGTAAGTCTGTTGGGTTAAAGTTTAAGAAGGTACACGAGAAGTACACAGTAGAAGGTGTAAACTTTAGTTATGAAGAATGGGCTGAGAAATATGAAGCGGCTGGACAACCTTTTATAGCACAAGCTTTCCGTTTAGCAGGACAGGACTTAGCCAAGTCTATAGATGAAACTTTTGATGCAGTAAACCCAGCCAGTGTGGATTGGGTTAATAGTAGATCGTATGATTATGCACAAATGGTTAACAACACAACCAGAGATGATATAAATAGGATTGTTGCTAAAGGTTTGGAAGAAAACTTAACCACAGCAGAACTTGCCAAGTCACTAGAAGGTTATTTTAAAAACAATAATGAAGTACGTGCCATACGCATAGCTAGAACTGAAACTGTAGTTGCTACTAATGCAGGTCGTGTTGGGGCTATGAAGCAGAGTGGTAGAATTAAAGATCATATGTGGTTGTCCCAGCGTGATAGTGATGTGCGTGATATAGCAGGTGATGACCATACAAGGCTTGATGGTAATGTTGTTAAAGTAGGTGCAAGCTTTGCTGGCAATGGTGGTTCTGATAGTGGTTGGCCTAGTTCTCCTAATGAGAGATGTTTAACGATACCTTTTAAAGTTTTACCTAAGAAGAAAAAGAATTAAAGGGAGTTTATAAAATGGATATGAAAACTAAACGCTTTGCTAATGCAGTTTTAAAAGCTGATGTTGGTGAAGGTGATTTCACTCCGCGCTTTCGTTTAACTGAGAGATCAGTTGACCGTATTGGCGAAGTTATGATGCCTCAAGGTGCTGTACTGGAAAATTTTAAGGCTAACTCCCCAGTTTTATTTGGGCATGGCTGGTCAAGTTCTCAGGGCAGAGTGCCTATTGGTAAAGTTTTAATGGATACGATGGAAATCACTAAAGATGTTATGGATGCAAACATTAAGTTTGATGATGATGGTACAGACCCATTTGCAACCATGATAAGTGCCAAGGTAGCTAAAGGGTATCTTAAATCTGGTAGTATAGGGTTTAATGCTCTTGAGATCAGTAGGGAACCACAGTTTCCAAAACAGAAGGGTGCTACTTTTACGAAGTGGGAGCTTCTAGAGTACAGTATAGACGCTATCCCTATGCTTCCTACCTCTTTAGCTCAAAAGTCCTATATGGAGCTTTCTCAGGCTATTGAGGACAACTTTGGTAAAGAGGAACGTATCCTTTATGAAAAAAGTATAAATAAGTACTTTGGTTTCGATGATAAGGAAGTTGAAGATGTCATTGAAAATCAGTTTGACTATAAAGCTTTGGCAAACGATGTCAAAGAGATCAAAGGGCAGGTGCTTCAGCTACAAACTATTATAGAAGGTCAGAGTAAAAACAATGACACTGGTATAATTACAATTGATGATGCTACTGCAAATGAAATGTTGGATTTGTTTAAATCTCTTAAAGATTTTTCAGATACAGTAACCAAACAGTAAACATGGTTTAAGAAAGGAACATTCAATCATGGATTTAACTAAAGAACAACAAGAAACAATGTTTAAGGCGACTACAGATGCGGCAAAACATCTAAAGACTGTATCTGATTCACAGGGTGCTTTAAAAGAAGCACAGATTAAGGTTGAAGAAAAAATTACAGCTATCATGGATAGCCAGAAAACTTTCCAAGAGGAAACTGCTACACAGCTTTTTGATTTGACCAAACAGAATGAGGAAGATAACGCTACCGCTTTCGATGTAGTTGTTAATCAACCCAGTGTACTTAAAATGCATGGTTATCATGATCCAGTAAGTCGTGCCTTGTATAAAAGTCACACTGACTATACCCCCAATGGTTTTGTTCGGGATGAAGAAGGTTACGACCTTGCTAAATCCGTTTATGAACTGAATGATCAGGTATTTCTTTTTGGTATGGCTAAAGCTTTGCAGGAACGTATCTCTGCTCCAAACCCACGCGGTTTTACGGAGATCGCACAAGAGATGGATACTTATAAGCTCTTGATGTATGAGCTTAATCGTCTTCCTGATGTAAAGAAAGCTTTAAGTTCCACCACTGCTGGTAGTGGGGCAGAATGGGTTCCAACTGGAATGAGTTCACAGCTTATAGATGATATACGTTTGGCACTGGAAGTTCCAAGTTTATTCCCATCTATCGTTATGCCAGCCAAGTCAGGGAGTTTTGATTATCCTTTACGTGGCACAAGACAGGATGCTTATCTTGTGAGTGAAAACACAAGTGATTCTGGAACTAAAATTCCTGCTGGAACTACTCCTTCTGGTAAAGTAACTTTTACTGCTGTAACACATGCCTTGCGTATGTTGTTTTCTTATATAGTAGATGAAGATTCTCTTATAGCTATCTTCCCACTTGTAAGAGCAGAAATTGTACAGTCAATTGTGGATGCTCGTGAGAATGCTTATATCAATGGTCAGACCACAGCTTTTGATTCAGACGTTACAGCCGCTACAGATGTTCGTAAAAGTTATAATGGTCTTCGTCAATTTGCTGGTAGTGCTTCTGTTACTGGTGCACAAGCCGCAGTTGATATTGCTACACTGTCTCTTACCAACCTTCGTGCTATCCGTAAAAAGATGGGTCGTTTTGGTGCAAAGGCAAATGCTCTTGCTTATATTGCTTCCATCAGTGCTTATGTACAGATGCTAAGTCTTACACAAGTAGAGACTGCCGATAAATGGGGTTCTGGTTTTACTGCTAAGTCTGGTGAGAATGCTAGGCTTGATGGATCACCCATTGTTATATCAGAGTTCATGCCCTCCAACTTAAATGCTTCTGGTGTTTATGATGGTGTTACCATGACTAAAACTGGGATCATACTAGCCAATACTAAAGCACATTGGGGAGCTACAAAACCCAGTGGGCTTATGGTTGAGTCTGCTAGGGATATTGAAACACAACAGAATGTTGTTGTTGCCTCACAGCGCAATGATTTCCAGCGTGTGAATGCTCCTAATGCTGGCGAAGCTACTGTTGGTCTTGGCTATAACTTGACAGCTTAAAACAAATAAACCTTAATTGATTAAAATTTATAAGGAATTTTAAGATGAGTTTAGTTAAAGTGTTAAAAAAGAATCGCCCATCAGTTAGCCTTGGTACATTAGGTGAAACTGGTGTTCCTGCACTTAACAGTGCTATTGATTCGGATATTGGGTTTTCAACGTACTTAAAACGCCTGCAATTTGCCGCTGGTGTAAATCACATTATACAGGTGTTTGACTGTGAAGCTGTAACTGGTGTTGACGAAAGTGATTCGGGTACATTCGACATTGCCGCCGCCGCCGCCGCAGGTAAACGTGTTGGAACAAACTGTATGAAGTTGATTGCTACTGCCGCTTGTGATGGTACGCAGTATGTAGATGTAACTTATATTAATGAGACTGAACCAGCCCCAGAAGTTTTTGGTCTGAAGCAAATGGATTGGTCTGATACAGATTATATAGGTTTCTGGAATAGTACTGCTTCTTCTGGTGACTTTGGAACTGCTGGTGAAATGAAGATTGCTCTTGTTTACAATGGTGGTTTAGTTTCTGATTCACAGAATGTTCCTGCTACTGTAACCACAGTACATCAGTGGGCAGAGTTTGCTTTATCAGACTTTGGTATTGAGTTAGATAAAATAGAAGCTGTACGTTTCTATTGTAGCAATGCTAACGTAGGTGAGTATGTACAGTATGATGATATACAAAGATACCTTATCTCTTATAATGGTGCACCTCTTTATGGTTGTGCATTTCCAATTAAATCTGGAATAACTCTTACCAATAAATCAACAGTTAAATGGTCTGTTGATGGTTTAGATTTATCTGATGGTGCGGCTGATCCACATAACTTGGGTGCTGTAGAACTGTTTGCTTCGTCCCTTCTGGGAGATAGTAAAAGAAGCAAATGGGGTATGTGGAAAGGTGCTGAGATCATCATAGTTAGAGCAGGTACAGGTGCTACTGCTGGTGATCTGTTGGAATGGGAAAGTGACAGGCATTATAATGATGTAACTACTACTGCTGTTAAAGAGGGTATGGTTATGGCATTAGAATCCGCTGGTGCGGCTGAAGATGACATCTTCGCACTGTGCATACACGGACATGCAATAGCTTAAACTGATAGTGAATCTATCTAAGAAGTTCTCGCGAGTTTCTTAGGCATGGGTTCTCCTTGTGAGTCGTGTGGGGTGGAATTTTTGGTCTGCCCCACACCATGTTAAAACCTAAGAAAAGGAATTTATAAAATGTCAAAAGTAACTTTAAAATACACTGGTGGAAAAGCTAAAGGTCGTAAGTATTCAGATGGTGTAAATGACTGTGATCTTACTGATCCTAAATCATGCATCATAGTTGTAGACGAAGCAAATGCAGTAAACAAGCTTCGTGACCACGGAGATAAGTTTGAAGTAATGAATGGCGAAGAAGGCATTTTAAGTTTACTGGAAACTGCCAAAGCTGATGAAGTTAAAATGAACGAAGCTGTTGGTGGGGAAGAGATTAAAGAACCAGAAGATGTGGTTGAAGAATCACTTA